GATCCCCCTCTCCTTCTAGCCCTACCATTCTGGTGGAGCAACTGCGAGCGCATCCAGCGTGGCTATATTGATGCACCCGACTGCTGGGATGTCATAGCGACGCTGCAACCCTTTTAACATTTCTTGTAGGGGAGCATCAAGCACATCATCGCCAGCAACATTAAGAGCTATACGAACCTTCGTAACTAGCTCACTTCTTTCATCTGGTCCAACAAGTGTCAATAATTTATTTGTATCCATTAAGAAATAATTTGTTCAGTATCAATAGTCTGTAACTGAATAGTTACTATTCCTCCGAACCCGCTCGCAAAAGTGGGAGGTGCTGCTTGCTCAAATTGAATAGCACGGATAACACAGATTCTTTCTTCTCCATTAGAAAAGTCTTGGTAGAGTACCGCTCCTCCATTTTGTTCAATGCGTTCCAAATAACTAATCCGTTCCCACGGTATTGAGATTCTGGTATTGCCATTAGGGTCTCGCTCCTCTTCATAACAAAGTAATGGAACAGTTAATGTTCTAGATCTTTGTGGTGCAGGTAATGCACGTATCTGCCACTCTTCTAATTTAGGTGACTTAGTAGTATCAGATGAATCTCTAGTAAAGTTAAATGTAATTTCAAAATGATCTGATGGTTGGACATAGCCAGCTAATGTAATCTCAGTGCTCATACCAAGGGGAGTGGAACCAATAGTTATAAGTTGATCATCTTGGTCTTCTACAGTAAAACCTAATGTACCGCCAGTGTCTGCCTCAGAGTTAATCAATAAAGATACTGGTTGTTTTCTTTCACTAGTACCCCATCTAATCCAGCCAGACTTTAAATAACCAGATGTTGCTTTAACTGTAGCAGATTCAATCCACACACCAGTAGATGATGTAATAAGTTTTTGTCCTGTTGTACCAATAAATGCAACACCGTTAGGTGAACTGCTATCAATAACTAAATCAGATGCATAGGCATAGCCATTACCTACAGCTTGACCTAGGTTAATTCGCCACAATCCAGTAGACCCAGATACGGTTTCAGATCTAGTTCCGTATACATAAGACTGGTCAAAGGCTAGGTCAGATACATTTCCAGTAACATTAAGTGGTCCATATGTAAATGATGTACCGTCTGTTCCAACTGTACCTACACGAATACCTTTAGATGTAGCAAGGACAACAAACTCATTTAAGTAAACTCTAACTTGCTTTAAAGATTCACCCCTAGGTAACTCTGCAATAACGACAGGGTCGTTAATTGCAGCTACTGCAGAGGTAGCATTCATTGTATAAGATTGGATTCTTGATACAGCACCTTGTGTATAGCCAACAATAATAGATCCAGGCAGTTCACTAATTGAATTAAAAGTTAAAGATGTATTTGCGAAATCATATCTTTCCTCACCACTACTCATATTAACTGGAGGAGAGGCTGGGTTTCTACCTAATTCATATACATGCATATCAACAGAGTCATGCATAACTCCAGCAATAATTCTATCTTTAACATAGGCAATAGTCTGAACTGTTATAGATGTATGGGCAGATGGTTTGTTATATAATTTAGTTACAGCCAACGCTGTGCTTACTTGATATATACCATTGTTAGCCCCAACAATTGCAAAGGTTCCATCTGATGTTAATACCTGTGCGGTTGTAGATGTAGCCAAAGATGTAGATGTAGTTGTACTACCATTGTAAAAACTTACGTTACCACCTGATATAAAAAATGTACCACCCGATACGGTTGCTGGGTAGGATGCTGCTGCTGTACTTAATTGTGTAGTTGCTGGTAATAATGAAAGCTCGCCAAGAGTCCAAGGATCTACGTTGTTTGATTCATAGAATCTAAATAGGTCAGATGATTCTGCGTCATAGAATCTTTCGCCCGCACCATGATGCCATGAGGTTGCAGATCTTAACCACCAGTTAGATAGCGACTGCTCACCAGCAGTTGCGCTCTGGTCAATACGTTCCTTCTGGTATGTCGTAGTAATTCTAGAAATTTTATTATTATCTGAAGCAGCAGAAAGCCACGGAGTATTACCTATAGCATAACTAGCAGCGAAATCCTCACGTTGGTATCTAACCAACGCAGTAGGAATATTGGTGCTGATTGCAATAGGCAAATCACCTTTAAGATATTTATTGGTAGTTGCCACGCTTTATCTCCTACTTCTTATTTGGTTGTTCTATCCATTTAAACCATGGTGATGCGTCATTACCACATTCATCTTTAATAGATATGTGTAAATGTTTTATATGTTTATTAGAGCCAGTATATTTTCTATCGCCTTTTTGTTTAGACCAAATGCGACTATCAAATATTAAATAAGAAACTCTATTGTCTTCTTTAAGTCGATTGTAAATATCTTTACAATCTACTCCACCAACAGGATCATGAGTTAGATCTACTGCTAGACCAGTATTGTGATCTGAATCAGGACTGGCTGCTTGATGAGCAGCAGATGGTAGTAGACCATCGCTTGCTTTCTTCCTCTTTGGAAACAATGCCGTCGCTTGGCGCAGCACAGCAATTGCAGCAGGTGTGGCTTTCTTGACTACAGGTTTCATTCATTACTCTTTCCTGCCACTAGTTCAAACAAACTGTCAATCCTAGTTTCTAATCTAGAAATGGAATCTTTTATCGAGCTGCCCCCATTCGGGCGAAGTTCATTAAGGTAATGCTTTACCAGCCAACGAACTGAGCCAGCAAAGCTGGCGACTATTGTGGTTACCGCTACTGCGATACCAGCCCATTCGTTGGTAGTCATTACTCTTTAGAACCTATGCCGTATTCGGATTCAGTTTTGTCAAATGCCTTAGCTGCAGGACCAGCGATAGCAGCAACAGCAATAGATACGATTGGATCTAATCCAAGTTCATTGCTTGCCAAGAATCCTAAGAATGAAACTAGCACACCACGTAGGTATGACTTAAGTATTGCCTTTTGTTTTGTTGTTAACTTCATTAGACTCCTCCTGTAATTGCAATAATTTCAGCATTATTTAAACCAAGGGCTTTTAATTTATCTTGAGCCGATTGCTTGGCTGCAGCTTTTGCAGTTATTTCTGCATATTCTGCATCCATTTGCGCAATAAGAGCTTCTCTATCAGCTTGCTCTTGTGGAGTTTCATCTCTTTCAATGATAGTTTCTTCATTGGTGTTTGAATCGTATTGCTTTATTGTTATTTTCATTATTTCTCCTTATGATCCTGCGTAAACGAAAAATTTTCCAGCACTACCAGTAAAGTCGGCATAACCCGATCTTGCCTCTACTGATGTAATAACTCCTCCTGTGTATATACCACTTTCCCAAAATGTTAAATACCCACCTGTTCCATAGGTATTAAATGTTTTAGGGGTTGATTTATCACAAGATTGGAAATATCCATAAGCACCAATTGTTTCTCCACCACTTTTTCTTGCACTGCTTAATGAACCAAGCCCAGTAGTAAAGTTACTTTCATATTCAAATTGGTCGGTACTAGTATTATAATAAGTTGCATGCGTTTTAAAAGGACTACCAGAATTACTATTATTTAATCCAAGTCCTACTTGATGTAAACCACTAGCAGTATCGCCTTCTACAACACATACTATTTCTTTTGTACCAGCAGGAACATTTATTGAAACTACTGAACCAGTTAATGTAGTTCCGCCTGTATTAACTGCTGTCCAAGTCATTGAAGCAGCTCCACCAGCTGCAGTACCCCAAACTGGCACCCCACCTGATACTTTGAGTACTTGGTCGGTAGAGCCAATTGGAAGGCGAGCAGGTGTATTAGCACCTGATGCATAAATTAAATCACCTGTTGTAGTAGTTAATGTATTATTAATAACACCAGTAATAGTATTGCTTGATGCAGCAATAGTCTTATTAGTTAATGTATCTGTAGTATCTCGACCTACAAGAGTATCAGTAGATGTAGGTAATGTTAAAGTACCAGTATTTGAAATGTTTGATATAATTGGTGTTGTTAACGTTTTGTTTGTAAGTGTTTGAGCAGTTGTTTTATCAACTGTTGTTGCAGTATCAATTGAAACAGTAGGAACTGGTCCAGCACTTGAGGCAACTGAAATACCAGTACCTGCAGCTACTGCTGTTACATCACCTATTGTGTTATTAGGAAAAGTAACTTCTCCTGTACTTGGGTTAATGGTGATAGATTGAGTACCAACACTTGGGTGTTGGATACCCGCTGTTTTTAATAGACTCATTTATTTCTCCTAATCGATTAGCCAAGTGGCGCCACTTGGTATTGTTATTGTGATTCCTGTGTCTATAGTAACAGGACCAACACTATGTGCATTGTAACCAGCATCTATTGTGTAGTTAGATGTTAATGTTTGTAAGTTAAGTGAAAGTACATCTACTGGTGGTGCAACCCAAGCAAGTCCTGAAGTAGTTGCAGAACTAACAGAAAGTAAATATCCACTAGTTGCAGCAACAGTAAGTGCTACAGGAGTTGATCCTGAACTTGCTGATATAAGAGTTCCTTTAGCAGTAAGGATTGCTTTATCAATAAAATTACTTGTGTCTGGAGCTACCAATCCCCAAGTACTTCCACTATAAACTTTTAACGCACCAATTACTGTATTATAATATAGAGCACCAGTTGTTAAAGCATTTCCATCATTATCTAATGATGGATCAGAAGATTTGTTTCCTAAATATCTGTCATCAAAAGCATCATAAGAAGCAGCAGCACTAGAGGCACTAGTTGCAGCCGAATTTGCTGACGTTGCAGCACTAGATGCCGATGTTGAAGCAGAAGATGCGCTAGTGGCTGCAGCTTGTGCATGATACTTGGCTGAAAATTCTCCACCTGCTACAGCACTAGTAGTTTTGGTTGCCCAGTCATTAGCCAGTGTTGCAGATGCAGTTGCATTGGTTTCACTAGTAGCAGCAGATGATGCTGAAGTAGCAGCAGATGATGCACTTGTTGCAGCAGATGTTTGACTTGTTAATGCACTTGCTGCACTAGTAGCAGCAGATGATGCACTTGTTGATGCACTTGCTGCCGATGTTGCAGCAGCGGTTTGTGAATTAGATGCTGAAGTTGCTGAAGTTGCAGCAGCACTAGCATAACTAGCAATTGTTGCAACGGATGCAGCAGCAGTAGTTGCAGATGATGCAGCAGCGGTTGCGCTGCTTGCAGCAGCAGTTGCCGAAGTCGCTGCACTACTTGCCGAAGTCGCTGCCGATGTTTGTGATGTTAAAGCCGAAGAAGCTGATGTTGATGCACTAGACGCACTAGTAGCAGCAGAACTAACACTAGTAGCCATTGTGCTTGCAAATGTTTGTGCGCTAGATGCAGAAGTAGATGCAGAAGAAGCTGAAGTAGCTGCAGCGGTAGCACTTGTGGCAGCACTTGCAGCAGAGGTAGCAGCACTAGATGCTGAAGTAGAAGCACTGGATGCAGAAGTGGCAGCAGCTGTGGCTGATGCTGCAGCACTAGTTACAGATGTATCAATATAACCTTTTGTTGCTGCGGAAGAAGATGATGTAGGTGTCGCCAATCCAGTAATACTTGCACCAGTAATAGTTCCACCACTAATAGTTGCAGTAGAGGTAAAGGTTCCAGATATGGTTGCACCATTTATAATAGGTGTTGTTAAAGTTTTACTTGCTAAAGTTTGAGCACCGCTTGTACCAACAACATCTCCAGATATACCATGAACGCTGGTAGTTGCTACTTCATGTGCTCTTGATTCTGTAAAGTCTCTAGCCGATACACCGTGTTCAACGTTAGCACCAACAGCATGTGCCTTAGCACCAGATGAGTCAATGTTACGTGTGATCTGATAGGAAGAACCTACAAGACTGGTTACCTCAATGACCTCTTCGTTCGCTGTATCCTTTTCAAGGATCAGCGTGTAAGGATATTGCGCTGGTAAATTAGATGCAGCAGACAGCGTTAAGCTGGTTGCTGATGAGGAAATCGAATCCGCTAAGGTTGTTTTAGCAGCATTCGAACTGTAATAGCGTGACGGTGTTGGCATTTATTACCTCGAGTACTGGATAGTGTTTAGGAAGTTGTCTTGTTGCTTTGCTACCTCTTCCGCTAAGCGGACGGTATAAAGCTGGAAAATATATTTTGCTGTATTCGTAGAAGCACCAGCTGAAACAGGTTGATCTAAAGCATCAGCAGATACCGATGTAGCAATTACCTTACCTGGGTCGACTGTTGATAACAGTCGATACATAGCACCAAGACGAACTACATCTTCGCACGATGTTGGTAAACCGCTTACTGTTAACTCTTGGTTATCAGTAATAGTTGTTGGAAACTTTGTATACTGAACACGAACTGTTTGTCCTGGCATTGGTGCTTCATTTAATATAAGTGCTTGACCAGTAGATCCGTTATATAGATAGTTAGTGTCTAATCTCCAACGCTTAATTAAGCCCCAGACTCCTGAAGAATCTGGTAGTTCCCAAGATACTCCAGTAACATCTACTAAAGCATCGGGCATTATGTAAGAATAATCAGTACCATTAAAGGTAAATGTTTCATTAGCTAGAACAGGAAAGTTCATTCCTTTAATTGTTTCAAGGATTGCTCGTTTAACCTGACTACGTGGGAACATAGGGTTGTTCTTAACAACCGATCCAGATACATGGCTAGTGGCGGTAGTACCACGCCATCCTCTACCAGATGGATTAGCATTTGTTCCTAAAACCTGAACTGTTCCTGATGCCACAACTGATTTCTTTACATATATTAATTCATCATCAATTTCAATAATACCCTTACTTAAAGCAGAGGCATCATCTACTGTTATTGATACATCGCCAGCAGCAACAGTATTAGTTGCAATAGTTACTGACTCTTGGTTCTTAACATAACCACTAACTTCACCAAGCGTTTGTTCTGTTAACTGATTTAACGTAGCCATTATGCTTGAACCGCCTTTCCTAAAGTATCGGATGCCATAACAGCAGCCTTGACATCATGCATCTTTGTGGATCTAGGTTGAATACCTTGTTTTCTTGCATTTCTATATGCGTTTAATTCTGAATTGGCTTGCTTAGATACCGCATTAGCCAGTGGATCTGTAATACTAAAATTTGCTGCTCTTGCACATTCGCCCCAGTTAGCATGGTCTTGGGTCTTACAACCAGATCTACAGTTACTCATCCCAGATGTAATCTCCATAACCTGCTGCTGTTAGCTCAGCAGCTTCAGCGTCCGTAATAACATTGTCATACCCGCCACGCAATACACGTTGGTATGTAGCAAGATCGCTGTCTTTAGGGACAACAACCGTTGACCATGTTCCATTATTCTTAATTACACTCTTACCAATTGGATAAGATACAAACCAAAGATCATTAGGACGACCAAGTTTGTAGCGGTAAGTAGGTCCACGAAATATCTTTGTCATTACCACTTCACCTTATCTGCCCAATATGCTGCTGACATAACACCTTTGTTAATGTTTTTAGCATGACGTGCCTTAAAAGACTGACGTCTTTGTCGGTAAGACTTTGTCTCACCAGACTTCTTTGGAGAGCCAGATACACCCTGTTGACCAAACCTAATTGTTTTTACTTGGGAGCCAGACTTGGCTACAACCACATGAGATTTTTTAGGATGGGTAGGTGTTCTCTTTGGTTTATTAAAACCAGATACACCTGCTCTTTTAAGCCTTGGGTCCATTCTTCTTGTACTCTCCAACTTTTCCGAGTATTGATTTGATACGTCCGTCTTTGTTTATACGAACTACCATTCCATTTTTAATCTGCATTGGGTTGAAACCATCATGGCGTTTATAAGTGCCACTAGATGACATTACTTCTTCTTACCCATTTTCTTAACCATTGCTTTTTTCATAGCAGGTTTTACTACCATTTTCTTGCCTGACTTCTTGGCTGCTTTCTTAGCCATAGCCATTCCCATTGGGGAATAACTAAATTCTTTTCCGCCTACATTTGGCATTGCCTTCTCCTTTTATTGTTGTTGGGTGAAGAGGGGCTGTTGCCAGCCCCTCTTCTTTATAACTATTGTGCGATGCTTGACTTTGTCTGGATAACGTAACGTGCTTCCTTGCGGAAGATGTTCCATCCAATAAGAGCCTTCCATCCAGCTGGACGGAAACGCATCAACTTATCAGTTACTGGACCGATAACGGTCTTTGGCTCATAAGTAACTGCTTCGATAAGAGCTTGCTTACCAAGAAGAACAGTTGCGTATACCTTTGATGTGCCAGAACCTGAGATAGATTCTGCACGAGGTGTCTCAATGTAACGAACCTGATCAAAGATTCCGATCTCACCTGTCCATAGGTTACCAACACCAGCTTCGGTGTAGGTATGAGGTAGTTGCCATACAGCAGATCCGCTTGATTGTGCTTCTGAACGAAGGTCATAAGACACATCTGGGTGGATAAGTGCTGTGTAGAAGCCACCATCACGAGGTTGAACATTTGCACCACGCAGTCTTGCAACTCCTTTACGAGCAAGTGCTGCAGTAATATTTGCTGCGCTTGTGCTTGAAGAAACGTTCTCACCATTAATGGTTGATTCATCAGCAGATGAAGTTCCTGTGAAACGTCCTGTTGCAAGAGAAGTCAAACGACTCCATACAATAGAATCTAGTGAGTCACGCATGTTGAAAGACAACATGTCGGCAACTGCTGGATCAATTGCAGACAAAGACTCTAGAGCAAGTTTTTCAGTTGTGATAACAGCATTACCGTACTCGTTAACTGTTACGTTAACACGGTTAGTGTTGCTCAACTGTACTGCATCTGGATCTTCAGTCTGGGTTAGTGCTGTTGTTTGACGTGATAGATCTGTGTAGACCTGGAATACGACAGTATTACCTGGGTTTGTTACATCGACAGGACGCTTGTCCGCAAACTTGCGGAACATTGGCTCTGAGCGAAGGTTAAACTCGATATACTTATCATACGCAGTCTGGATCAAGTTCGACATTGTTGATGTCGTAGTTGATGTTGCTGGGGTTATAGGCATAATTTCCTTCTATTAGGGTTTGATATGGACTATCAGCGTTTTAAGAAATTGGTTAATTCTTCTGGACTTGATGCGTTAGCAATAAGTGAAGAGATGTCTCGACCCACATGTGGGTCAACATCACCATTCTCAAAATCTGATATTTGCTCAAAAGATTGAGCGTCAGCGTCTGGTTCATAACCAGCCTCTGATTCATCAACGGCAGTAATTCCAAAAGCCTCGCCGTATTCGGTTAACCATTCAGAAACTGCATCCTCGTCGGCTTCAATCTCCGATGGAATGAACTGAGCGATTTTTGGATTTAGTCCAAAGCTTTCTAGGATTTCTCCTACTGAAGCTTCGTGACTATAAGTTTGAAACTCCTGAATAACTTGATCTCTTTCCTTAATTTCTTTAGAAAGTAGGTCAACTTGTTTACGTAGTTTCTTTACTAGATCAGTACCAAAATCTGAAGAATCATCTTCAAAATCGTACTCTGTATATTCTGCCATTGCGTTTTCTCCCTATAGTTGATTGGACCCTCATCGGGTTTGCACCACACGTACTCCTCACCAGGGGAAGTGATTCGTAGACGTGATGACTACCAGACTTATACACGTTACCTGGGCTGGCGGATCAGGAACGGAAACTAGTTATACGTCTGCTGTTTTAGATCTACGACCAAGAGATGACGTATCAATCGCAGACTTCTGCTGGAACATTGCTCTCTCTTTAGATGCAAGTTTCTTCTTCTTAACGGATACATCAGTGCCACCAGCAAGTGCTAACTCTTCACGAGCAATATCTTGCTCGCCTGCGGTTTCACCATATAGACCCATTAAGCGTCTGTAATCTCTTTGTTGTGTAGCAGCGGTCTGGAACGCAGACTCTGCTTGACCTGCTTTACCAGCAGTATAGATTTCTTCAGCAAATGCTTTGTCAGACATTTGACCTGCACGAAGTGCTGCTCCACCAATTTCAGCAGAGGTGTACATCTTCTTAGCTTCTTCAGTTGTGTACTTAAATCTAGAATCAATTAAGTTAATTGCTCTATCTTTATCAAGAAGGTATGCTGTTAAATCCTCATTGGTTAATCCATAGTAATCTTTAAGTGCTGTCTTAATACCTTCATCGGCATTGTTTAAAGCATTTCTGGCTATGTTAACTCGATCAGTTAATTCTGCTGTGCTTATGCCAGCAGAAATAAAGTTAGTAAAATCTTCTTGCTGATCATAGAATCCTGTAGGAAGCCCTGCTTCTCTAAGGATTTCTTCATAGGCTTTTTCAGTTTGAATATATTCATATGGCTTAAGAAGTCTATCGCCAGGGCGACCTTTGCCATCTGCCATACGTTTTTTAATTACTTCATTGGCAGCAAATCTTGTCTTATAAGCTTCGCTATTGTAAATACTATTAAGAACTTGGTCTTCGGTAGGTAATATATTTTCTTGGTAAACTTTATCAATAGTATCCATAAGAGATTGAATGTATGCTTGACCCAATCCAGTATTTTCAAACATCTTCATTACTGAATCTTTAGCACCAAAATCTTTATACTCTTCAAGTTTTGAACCAAGGGTTCCGTCTGACATTTGTTGATAAACTTCAACTACTCCACCAGTTTTACGTACGGTTTTCTGACCAACAACTTTTGGCTTAGCAGCTTCAGCTGCTGCAGCAGCCTGCATATCTGCAATTTGTTGTGTAAGTGTTGCTATCTGATCTAATACTGCTTTGTTTGCAGCATCTGAAGTTGCACCACTAACGGATCCGCCTGCACCCGCCCCAGCACCTGTACCAGCACCTGTACCAGCACCTGTACCAGCACCTGTACCAGTTGATATTAATGGAGCCAATCCGCTTTCTGCACGTTTTTTATCTGTTGCAGCATTGATTGCTTGACCAACAGAAACACCAGTTAATCCTTGTGCTTGAGCATCGGAAATAACTTTTTGATATTCAGTATCAGTTAAGTTGGATTGTGCATTCCAAGAATCTCCATAATAACCAGCTTTATTAACACCACCACGAGATTCATAATATTGTTGTGGCGTCATATTATTAGAAACAGCATTAGCTGCTATTACTTGTTTAGTGCTTGCATCTAAATTTTTGTAAGCAACTGCAGTAAATCCTGGATCTACAGTTTGATATTGTCCTACACCTGATAATGGAGTAGTAGTAGGAGTTGCTGCTTTATATACTTCTTTAAATGCACCAACAGTTCTTGCCCAGTTTTCGCTATCTCTACTCATGCTAGGTACCCATGGTCTCTAAGAATAATTCCAGCAATATTGGTTTTTTCTTCTTTGGCTTGTTGAGTAAAGTCAAAGTCTTTACTACGCCTAGCTAATTTTTTAGCACCATAAAGATTCATAGGTGATACATTTCCCTTATCGTCTGTGTAGTTAAGAGCCTGTTGTACAATATCGTTATTCAAATCTAGTGATTTAGGATCAATTTCTAAGGTAGTTGCAATTGTGCTTATCCATGGATCTGCTGCCTCACGCAGTGATTGACCACGTAACATTTGATCTTTAAGTCCAGGAAATAATGACATAGCACGTTGTTCTAATTCATTATCAACATCTTCTGGGTTTAAAGTTCCAGCAACCAATCCTTTGATTGTTGCTTCAAACCATTTTTTAAATCCATCATTTGATGTAGTTGCTGGGTAACCATAGTCATATGCTCTGTCATATAAAGCTTGAGCCATAGTCTCAAGCTTTCCATCAAGATCATAAACAACCTTGCCATTACTTTCAAAAGTATTTGTTTTATCAAACTTAATAGAGTCAGCCATTAATTTTTGTAAATAGGCTTTATCGTATCTAACAACCTTGCCATCTTTAATAACAGCTTGTTGCATCATCTGATCGGCGTATGTAATAGCATCTGTTGCGCTAATAGTTAGACCACTACCAGCCCACATTTTAACTATTTCGCTTGCATTTAATTGTAGATCTGCAGCATATTGAGCGGGATTAGTTTGCTTAAAAAATGAATGCTTGCGTTGAGTATCTGTTTGGTTTTTATACCAACTAGTATTTTGAATAATTTGAGTTTGTAGTTCTGGATCGGTAATCATAGTTCCACTACCATCAAGACCAAGAATTTTATTTAAAGCATCCTGAAGACTTTTATCTGCATTTATAACCGCAGCAGCAACGCCAAACTTGGCAGCAAGTTGCTCTGGAGAAAACTTATCCATTTGAGTTGCACCAGTAGACGAGACACCTGTGTTAACAACCGAGGTACTGCCAGGTGAATAACTAGTAGTAGTGCCACTTACAACTCCAGTAGACGCACCGCTTGTAGCAGGTGGTGTTGTTGTTGCCTTACCTGGAATTTGAATTGTTGCACCAGCCCTAATTACATTAGGATTGGTAATGGATGGATTAGCATCCATAATCTTTTTAACTGTAGTTTTATTAGCTGCAGCAATAGCAGAAAGAGTGTCACCTTTTTTAATCTTATATGCCATTAGCTCACCACGTTTCCAATAGCATTTCTGTCGGTTAACAGATTACTAACTATTTTTAATACATTCTTAGCAGCAAATGATTCTGCGAAGTCTGGTTGACTGCGAGCAAAGTTGCGAGCAAACATAGTTGGATCAAATCCAGTTGTTTGAGTTCCTTTGGTAGTTGTCTGACCTAATTCAAAACCTTTACCACCAGGAGCGGTAGTTGTAGTTCCTTCAAATATAGATGGTTCTTTTGTAGCAGCAACATTCATTGCTGCTGTTCCTGCTGCTATTTCATTAGCAGAAGCGGTACGACCAAGCTCTTGCTCCATGGTATCGGAAATAGTTTGAGCACCAGCAGATGGGCTGTATTGAGTCATACGCTCATCACGCACCTTGGTAGTTCCATACTTCTTGGTAGCACCTTGGTAATCTGATGGATCTAAAACATCTAAGTAGTCTTCTGGGTTAGATGTTCCACCACCAACTACTTGAGTCCAGTCAACTGCGTCATTCCACACTTTTTGTGCTGCGGATTTAGGAACACCCCTGGCTGCAAGTTCAGAAATAAATTGATCGTAACGTGCTTTGTTATTATTCTTTAAGAACTTAAACCAAGCTTTGGCTTCATCACCTTGTACTGGTCTTGGTACGCCAGGGATATTAATTGCTGCAATATTAGAACTAAACCCAGGGTAGTTTGATGTAGAAGTTGATGTTGCTGGAAATTGAGGTGGAATCTTTGAACCTTTTTTATAGGCTTCTGTTCCTGGAACTAGACTTTCTCCATTAGGACCGTATCTTGGTTCAGCCATTATCTCACCACCAAATCTGTACTTAGTTGAGGCATGTTTTCAAACCACCTTGCTGAGAATGCGTCAAAATCATCTCCCGCTACTTGTAGAAAATCAAAGTGCCATTGAGACAATTGACTTCTTAGATCTCTTTCACGACGTGGATCATTCATAACCAAGTCGTATTCTTTTTTAAATTGCTTAATCTGTTGAAGGTAGAAGGAAATTTCATTCCACTTATTAGTTTGTTTACCAGCATGGTTCATCCACTTCTGGTTATTAACAATCTCTTCGATTACTGGAACGGTTACATTCCAAAAGTCTTTTTGACCCTGCTGACGTTCGTCAGCCCAACCTTTAAAGTTGCTACTAATCTGTGCAACTTGGTCATTAAAGTATGCCTTCATGCCAGTTGTTTCGTACCTAGCTTCTGAGGTAGATTTAATGGCATACTGATACATCATGGCATCTCTCCACTTAGAGAGCTTGTCATATTCATACCATCCACGTCTTGCCTCAACAGATGCTCTTACTTCTTCAGAACTCTTTTGTTGAGTCAATGGTGAGTTATATCCACCAGGAAAATTTAATCTTTTATATATAGCAGCAACTTCGGTTGAGTACTCATCCGTTAAATCGCCATAACCAGTAGATAACATCTGTGCAAATTTAGTATCGTATCTACCGATACTCTCTAATAACTCTGGGTTATTACGTAGCATCTTGATATCGGATAGGTTTGCTGCTACTCCTGCTATATTCTTTCGGTTAGATCCAATAAATGCTAGACCGTCAACACCAAAGTCTTGAACAAATCTATCTTGAGCCTTATCGTAATCACCATTAAACTGAGTTACTAGGTCGCTATAGTATTGAGTTGCAGCCCTAGTTACTGGATCAAAGCTTGTGGCAATAGGTGCAGAGAACTGGCTTATAGATCTAATAAATGCCATATTGCCTGCTGCCTTAGCAGCAGAATCCATGTTAGGTGGATTACCTATACGACCATTGCGATCCCATTCAGAGTATTGAACTCTAAAGAACATATTCACATCATCTGCAAAACGCTCACTCTTATCTAAACCAACTGCTGACATTGCTGCTGCGATTGGTCCAGGGATCTTTCCTGAATCAATTAAAGATTGTAGATAACTTGGAACTATTGCATTGATTGCAGTCGCTGCTGCATTCTTTCCTTCGATTGGATAGCCAGCATAAAGCAAGCTATTCTCATAGAAGTCATCTCCAAAGGTACTTCTTAGTCCTTCAGATATATCCTCGCCATAAATCTTCCATAATCCACCTGGTGCGGTGAATCCATTCTTAACAAGTTCAGATAATGTAACTCCACCAAACCAAGACACGCTTGGATCAGCAATCATGAACTCCATTTGCTTTGGATTCCACTTTAATCCACCACCACGAGAATCAGTATATGGTTTAAGTGAATCTTTAATTACCTTTGGTAGTTTATCTCCATAAGGTATTGGATATTTAACAGTTACATTCTTACCTGCTGGTACATCCTTCATTGACTTATAGGTATTACCATCTTCATCTTCATATGATTCGAAGTTATCGAAGGCATTGGCAATACTTCCATACCAATAGGCGTTCATTGGGTTCTTTGCCATAAGGCGAAGAGCCACAGCCTGTGAGTTAAAGAATGCTAGAGGGAAAGACATTGCAAACCGTGCTGCATACATACCATTACTTAAACGACGTGAGGAGTATAAGGTTCTCTCTACACGATCTGTGGCTTTACGATATGCAACCTGACGGAACTGATTATTAACTACAGCATCTGATGGATTTATACCATTTCGTTGTGCTGCTGCAATAAGATCTTTCATCTCTTCTCTTACGTAAGTAAGGAAGAGTGGATTACGAACCATTCTATTTTCAGATGCTGCTAAGACTCTCCAGGCTGCATCAATAGCACCTTGAGTCTTAACCAGACCACGTTCTAAACGATTTAAATCAGATAGATCGATGTTTGGTCCATCAATTTCAGGTAATAGATCTGGTCTATTCTTTAATGCTGCAGTCATTTCGTCAATGCTGACGTTTCTATTCAAAACAATCTGACGAATGTTAGGATCTGGATACATCTTAAACAATTTATCTTGAGTTGCTGTAGCCCAGTTCAAGAAGTCATCTTGACCCATTGGTCTACCAGCACGAGATTCCATACGACGGCGATACTCAGCACCTTTAGTGTCTTTATATAAGTATCTAACAATTTCGATTGGTGAATCACCACGAAATAACATACCTAATGGCATGTCTAGCTCTTGACGAATCTGACGATTGGCTATGTGAGTCAAGGCATTCATATATGGCTTAACATCATTACGAGCAATGGTTACAAACCTTGTTCCATCGGCTCTTAATTGTCTAGAAATCTGTGATTGTGTCTGAGTATTAATAAAGTTGGCAGCAGTATCCATCTCAGCCAGATAAGCACTGGCTCCACGGATATTTGGATCAGCCAAACCATCAATGGTGTACTTTTTACCATTAACTTCTAGGATTTCTTTATCTTGTCCTAGGTATTTATACTGTTGTAACTCTGCTCTATGTGTTGCAGCAGTAGTAAGAACATCTCTATGTTTCTTCATTAAGGAAGAAACACCATTTACCATGTCAGCACTATTGGTTAACGCATCATCTGCATCAACATATTCTCTTTGGGCTTTAAACATCTCATAGTCTGCATTGTTTTTAGCTGCAGTAAGATCCGCTTTATTAGTTTTAGTTGATTTGCGTAGTGCTGCTTCAGCTTTTGCCTGTGCTGCTATCGCAGCATTTAGCTTTATCTCTGCAGCATCAAAAGTTTTTTGAGCAGTTTCCCATGTTTCGACTACTGGCTTTAATTGGTTAGCCAGAATGTCCATTTCTTTCTGAGCTTGCTTCTCCATTTTACGAGCATGGTTAGAAGGAGACCCTGGGATAAATCTTTTTGCCATATCGGTTCTTAAACTAGCATTATGAACAAGGTTGTTTATACCTGGAAGTACGTTTTTAAGTAGACTTAGGTTACCAAGAGCCATACTTGCTCTAGCAAACGGATCAAGCATAGAGTTCTTTGGTATGTAAGCAAGACGAATAAGGTTTAAGTTGCTGAATACAGCGTTTGATAAATCTAAAAACTCACCAGTACCCATAAGGGCTTTAGAAGCAACGGCTCCTTTAACTTGCCCAGAGGTAATTGGAGATACTTCACCCAAAACTCTTTTAGAATTTAATATAACTTCTATTTCCAACTTACGGAAATCAAGCATTGGAATTATTGATGCTTCGTTTGAGATAGAAAAGAAATTACTTACGTTAACTCCACCGTTTTCATCTGGAACAAAACCATTTTTTGTGGCATATTCTTTAATAGTTTGACGGCGACCTTTAACTGCAGCATGCCAATTAGTAATTAATTTAACTTGGTCAGCAGCGGTTCTAATATCTTGAACATCTCCAGCACCTGCAAACTTGGCTAGTTTTAACATTACCTGTTGTTCAATGTAATCTAACGCAATAGCACGTTGAGTATCATCTTGTGCATTTAAAAACCTAGATACCATTTTACGTTTAAAGTCAGTACCTTCTTGACCACGAAGGATTTGTAGACGGTTTAAATCTGAAAGTACATCCATTGCAGATTCATACTTACGTGGGTTTGATATATTAATCATTCCCTGTGGTCGACCTGACCCTACCCAAGCAATAGTACGAATAACACGATCATATGGATTTGATTGGTAAACCTGAGTACGCCAACCGTTGCCACCATCTTTACCAAATAACTTTAGATCACCAAACTTGGCTTCAAGTTTAATCTTTTCTTTAGCAAGTTTAACTGATTCAATAGATGCAAACTTACCTGGACGATAAGATGAGAACTGACCAACGTTAATATCATCTTTAAAACCTTCTAAGGCGTATCTAAATTCTCTGTCTCTTGCTTTCTTATCTTCGATAAGTTGTTGATATCTAGGTGTTAACTTAGGATCTAAAGCTTCTGTATGAATCTTAGATAGATCCGAAATGGGATCTATATTATTCATTCCATAGTTATCTAGGTGATCAGCCATTAAAGGTGATTTAGTAAAAAATCTTTGGAAAGCTAACTTATCTCCACGCTCAGCTAATAGATAATCTGCCATATCTCTATGGTTATCAATGCGAGCCATAATCGCTGCAGAGCGATTAGGGTTAGATCCATTAGATACTAATGGGTTAGCAATAATCTTACTTACATCTTTTGTTTTAACTGCATCATCTACTAATTTAGATAATCCTGTAGGTGGTGGAGTTCCATCATTACGAGTACCCCATGCAACTGCATCTTCTAAATTCTTTTTAAAGAAATCTTGGTCAGCTTTTGTTGCTATCTTTTCAGAACCAAGTGCTGAGGTCTTTGCTGCTTTAACTGCACTACCAGCACCTTTAGTTCCAAGTAGGGCAAGTCCTAAGTCAGTACTTCCAGATGCAAGCCATCCAAGAAATTCATTTTTATATGCTTGGTTTCTTTGCTTATCATCAAAGACGTTAAAGTCTTTATCCATGAACGTAGGTGTAATTTGGTCTGGCAAGAATGCGCCAACTGTTTGACCAACCTGGGTGGCAAGAGCCTGACCCATTGAAACCTTCTTGGCTTGCTCTCTAGCAAATCTAAAGCTTTGTACAAATCCTTTTGTTTGACCTTGACGTGCTGCTTCAGCAGCAAGGAAAGGTGTTGCAACTGTTTGAGTAACGGCACTTACCATACCGCCAACTTTTTCCATTACATTAAGAGCAGGGTTAACTAAGAATCTAAATGGACTAGCTTGAGCTTTTTCTATTCCACTGGCAATGCCAGCACCAACTTTTTCTTCTACCTTACCTACAGCAGTTTTATCTAATTGTTCTTTTTTAAATTCATTAACTCTGCTTAAAGGGTTAGGCGTAGAAGTTGTGCCTGTTTCAGCTCTCCAGTCATCCCATATTCCCATTCGGATTAATTTCCCTTCCAGCAGTTAACTCTTCTAATAATGCATAACGATCATCATCTGATTCAAAATCAAATCGTGCTAAATCCCATGCAACTGGTGCTAATTCAAATCCCAGGTACTCAAGATTCTCTTCAAACTTTTTAAATATTTTCATCTATTTGACTTTTTAGATACTTGGTAAATGCCTTCATGGTTCCAGTTGAATTAGGTGAATCAGCAAATGTCTGCATCAACGGAAGGTATTTAGATATCATAGACAAATCAGCAATTTGTGTTTCTGCTGGGTTTGGCAAATTAAGTATTTCTCTACCAGGACCAGGACCAGCATTAACCCCAGCAGTAACAAACTCATTTGGTCTGCGGGTTTCCGCACCTAATGGAATAATGTTTGCTGAAGGATCTTGTGCTTTAGCCATAGGAGCAGATTTTTGTTCTGCTAAAAATTGCTGTTGCTCACCATATGCTGCATCTGGTAATCGTTTCGCACCTTGTGCTGGAGGCAAGTCACTTCGATTAGACATTGCCCCAGGCATAGGAATAGCAGCAGGATTAACCATTGACATAAGTTACCTACTTCTTTTTAGGACGATATGGAACAGGACCCGCATAACCACCAGTAGGAACTTTTCCTTTTGATGGAATATTTACTTGGGTATTTCTGTAGATCTTTCTTGGGTCTTTAATTTTCTTATTTGCTGCCATTAACTCTGAAAGAGTTACGCCAGACTTTTTAGCAATACCAGATAATGTATCTCCAGCATTTACTCTATAGGTAGATCCACCTGAACTTATTGTAGGAATATTACCTTTGCCAATATATTTTCCTTGACCAGTAATACGTGGTTGATTACTTCTTGCTTCTGGTCCTGGAGTTTTAGCAGCATTAATCTTTGCTTTCTTAGCACCTGCTGGTTCTTTTGTTAATGCCTGTAATACTGGTTTACCTAGTAAACTTGCAGCAGTTATGGCTAATCCAGCCTTGCTTGTAAATAATTTACCTGTTGATTTAGCAGCACCTAGTGCTGCGGTTTTAAATGCAGCTTTTGCGCCAGCCTTTTTAGCAGCAGTTTTAGCAACAACTGGACCTGCTTTAGGACGTACAGCAAGTTCCTTACTTGGAACGTTTGGCTTAGACGATACAACTGTTGAAGGTACTTTAATAGCCTTAGCTGCTTTATTCTTTTCAACAATAGATTTAATTTGTTTATCATCAAACTTAAATGTAAGTTTGCCGTTCTTCATAGTACCTACACCGATTGGTTTAGCACCTGCTGGCACTCGACTTTTAACTTTTTCAGCAGCAGACTTAGCTGCTGTAGCAATAGGTGCTGCAGCTTTAGCTGCTACCTTTGCGCCTTTTTCCTGACGAAATAAAGCTTTGTTAAGTGCAGACTTAGGTTTGATGCCTTCTTTAATAAACTTGTCGTACATGGCTTTACCTTCTGCATTAAGTTCTTTACCTGCAGCAAAACCTTTTTTAGAAACTGGTAATTTTTTATCGGTTGGTAATCCTGGCTTCTTAGCACCTGCTGGTTTCATAGGTGTTTTCTTAGGTAATCCTTCACCTTTTTTAACAGGCATATTTTTCTTTTCTCCTGGCTTACCTATTACTTTTCCTTGTGGCTTTAACTCATTAACAGTTACTGCACTACGAACTTTTCCAGCCTCAGTTACTTTAGGTGCTGACTTGCCAGTTTTTTGTGACTTAGGTTCAGACATTCTTTTTTGTGCAAGTTCTGCAGCTTGACGATCTGCCTTAGACATGGCTTCTAATTCAGCCTTATCATAAGGATACATTCTTAATGCTTCTGCTTTAGCAGCAGCACGATCACGAGCCATGCGCTCTTGCGCTGTCTCAGTAGGTTTAACATTAACTTTATTACCTTTGTCGTCGGTAATATAACCTTTCTTAGCTTCCGCTTTCATTTCCTTAAGAACTTCAATATCATCTTTAGAAAATTTTGTAAAAGGATCTTTTAAACTTGCTTTCTTTGCACCGCTAAAAGTTTTTTTAGCGTCAACTTTGGCAGCCTTACGTGCCTGCCTGAATTTCTTTGGAGTCTTTTTGGCTGCCATTGTTATCCTTTACTTATAAAATGAAATTACTTAACTTTGTTGTTGTTGCCTTTAATGCCTTTAGGTGTAACACCTTGCTTTACTAGTCCGCCACCTTTAACAGATCCACTGTTCTTTTTGCCTGCGTGACCTGGGTGAACTGGAGCTTTAGCTGATTTTCCTTGCTTTCCGAACATTTGTTTCTCCTTATTATGCTGGTATTTGACGAGTAACTCTCGCTGATAGATTTGGATTTCCTCCACCAGTTAAACCTGCAAGAAGTTCTTGCATTGCTGGTCTACCTTGTGGAAGTTGTGGTGCTTGACCACCAGCCATTGGCTCAGGACCTGCTGGTACTTCTGGCATTCCTGGTTGTGCTGGTTGTTGTTTTGGTGCTGGTTCTGGCTTAAAAGCATTTGCTACTGCATCTTCAAGAGGAATACCCTTTTTACGATCAGTAATAACACTTGCCATTTTTTCAACAATCTTCATTGGATCTTGACCTTGCATTACCATTTGTGGAATTGCAGCAGCCATAGAAGATACGGATGCCTTAAGCGAATCACGCATCTCTTCAATGTCAATTGCTCTCTCTTCTTCACCAGCATTTAGTGAGATAGGAAGGTTGCGACGCAACATTCCTCGAGAAATTAATTTATCTCCTCTTGCCTGTAGACCCCATACCAAAGCACGGTTAGGATCTAAACCTGCCATCAAACCGTATTCAACGGTTACGCCATAGTTACCATTGATATCAGAACTTGGCTTGTATTTTAATTTGTATGGAACTCCGTTAGCTGTTGCAGATACTTCACGACTTAACTCAGGGAAGTATGCTTCATCAGTTGCAAAGGCAAATGAGATTGCTTGACCAATTGCTTCGCCAAGAATTGATTGATAAATTTTAACTTGAGAGTCGTACCCAGCCATAAGTGCTTTAACACCCTGACCTGTAACAACTGAACCTTCAGCTTGTCCTGCACGAGCTTGAGGAAATCGAGTTCCTAATTTCATTTCATCTGCTAGAACATTGTTCTCAGCAAATGCATATTGAGGTACGTCTAGATTAACCCTACGAATTTTCTCAGGACTGTTCGAGCGAATGACCGAATCAGGACCAATGGATAGAGAAGTAACATCATTAGGAAGAGCAAGGGGAGCTTCAACAGATTTTTGAACAGCTTCCATAGTAAGGAGTGCAAGTCTTGCTTTTGCTGCGTAGACTGGCAACACATCGTCGAATTGACCTCTGGCTTCGCCATCGAGCGAAGGACGTTGAGCAATCGCAACTGGGACTGTACCTGTTTTGTTCGGTGTTGTCGCAAGAACTAAACCTCCACGATCTGGTAAAAATAAAACTGTTTTGTCTTTATCTGTCCAACGGACAACTTGTAGTAATGAGTTACCATCACCACGAGTCCATGCACCAGATTGTAAAATTTGATCGGCATACTCTGGGAAGTGTGCTGCTAGATCACCTGCTTTACGGTGATATAGCCGAGCATAAACATTAACTACACCGAAACGATCTTGATCAAAATATGCACCCATAGAGTTTTCAATATGGATGTGTGGTCTCTTATCTTTAAAGTTTGGTTCAACTCTAATAGGAACGAAACCGTATGTTGCTAGTTGGTCTGCGCCACGCAGTAACTCTGTACCTAGTCTGGATGCTGCTACATAGTAGTTAGCAATCTTTGTACGC